CTTGCATCCGGATATCCACCACCCGGAAGTGGAGGAACATCAGCTCCTGGCCTAGGTGGAACATCAGCTCCTGGCCTAGGTGGAGGAGCAGGAGTTTCAATTAATACAGGCACCCCCGGTGCGGCTGCAACAAAAATGAACCAAATGTCAGTTGAAGAACAAATACAAAGAGCAGTTGCTAGATACAAACAAAGTTTATTAATTCCTAATAACGGAAAAACATTTACAACCTTTCAACCAGGCGATGTAATAGAAAATCAACAAGATACAGTAACTAAAGGTTTATGGTCAGGCAATATTGGAAACTTACTTACATTCTTTTCTTCCTCAGCACAAACAGCACTTCAGAAAAAATATTATTATGAAATATTCCAATCCGGTTCTACCGTTGTAGGTGCCGAACCTCAATTTGCAGTAGCTTATGGAAATAGAGCAGGAAGTGGTTCTGCAACTATAGGAGGAGGGCAAAATAATGATACTCCTACTAGAGGAATTTATTCGCAATATAAATTATTATGTCTTGACCGTGATGATGATAAATTCACGTTTAATGGAGTTGATTCAGATAATATTTATGTAGTTAACTTTAATAGAGCACGTATGCGAGAACAATTAGATCCTGGAAATGTTGAAATTAATTTAGCTCGATTATCAGGAAGTGCATATGTATTAAATCATCCTGCAAATAATTATACTTCTAGTGGTTTTATGGGAGTTGATGGAACTGGACATTTTACTAGATTAATAGATGATAGTTCAATTGTATCAGATCCAACCGTTGGAACTTCCGGAAAAGTGTATAACATAGTTTCCGGATCAATTGATGATGGAGTTTTTAATTCTACCGCTCCTCATTATTATGGATTATTTTATCCTCAGATGGGAATTGCAGTATTAAATGGAGATACGTTAGATTTATCTTGTTCTTTCGCAACAGCAACCGCATCTAATACGTATGGAAATAATGCATTTCAATTATTGACTGCAATATCTGGCGCAGCGCTATTTACTCAAGGAGGAGATACATTAGGATTCCAGGCAAGATCATCAGAAAATGTAAAATCTCAACATTATTTTGTAAGAGTGAAAAATGCAGAATATAATCTTTCTAATAATCCATCATATGTCACCGGATCAGATGGCGACTTTAAGCAAACCGGTTTTCTCCTTGATCCTAAATCTTATATTTCTACAGTAGGGTTATACAACGAACGAAGAGAATTATTAGCAGTGGCAAAATTAAGTAAGCCATTATTAAAAGATTTTACCAGGGAAGCATTAATAAAAGTTAAATTAGAATATTAAAAATATTAATATACAAAAAATGGCATGCCTAAACCTTCAGTATTTGCAGCAATTCGATCAGAAAACGTTCAACGAACGGATTTTAAGGTATACAAAGATTGGATAGCAGACAACACCGGATATAGTAGCAGTGGTTACGGATTATTTCAAGCAATACATACTTCACGTATAACACCTATTGACTCACCAGATCCGCAGATGCGTGCCTCTGGATTTTATCCTACTAATTCTTTTGATGGATCATATCAAACAGTGATATGGAAATCAGTAGATCATGCATTTTATTCTCATCCTTATAATCCAACAAAGACATTAGAAAATGATCAAGCAGATAAAAATGTCATTACCAAATTTTTATTTTTATCAGCAAGTATTTTAACGTTTCCGTATTTTAAAATTGGCGAGAAAATTAAACCTGGTTCACTTACCTTAAACGAAACTGCTGGGAATTATACGTTAAGAGATGATGGTAATGGTAATTTAAGAGATGATGCTATTACAACGTCTAGTTTTGCACCGTCTGGTAAATTAGTAGCTTATTGGGGTTTTAATGATGAGTTTCGTAGATTTAAAACTAGTTATGGAACGGTTGCAGACCGGAATGACCTAATATTTGAAAGTAATACATTTCAACCAAATATTAAATCTACTATAAAAAATGTAACTTTTAATCCAGGCATTAAAACAACAGATACATTAAAATCCTCGGGCATTCAAGCCGATTTTAATGGAAATGGTTTTATTAAAACTAACAATTTTGAAGATATAAATTTTAGAACAAATGATGATTTTGCAATATCTTTATGGGTACATTTACCGGTATCTCAATCAGTAACTGGCAGTACTACTAATTGTATAATTTCAAAAAGACGAGTACAGGATGTAACACAAATAGTTAAACGGAAGCCCGGACAACCAAGTTACTCCAGTCCCGGCGGCGGCCAAGGTTCAATTATTACAAAAGAAATAAATAAAACATTGGCCCGATATCCATATTTCTTAAGAGTATATAATCAAACCAATGGATCAAGATCAGGAAAATTAATTTTTAGTAGAAGATCTGGTGCAACGAAATGGCATCTAACATCGAGTATGGCAGTTACTGGAAGTCACCGGCATATTATAGTTCAAAAAACTGGTTCATTAATTGAAATGTATATTGATGGTGTATTAAATAATAGTGGATCCACCGGAAGGATGTCTTTTGTTAACAATAAAGCAAAAGTAATGTTCGGAGCAGAAAGTTCTGATCTTTTACCGGCTCCACATATGAGTGGTGAATTATCTGGCTCATTAGATGAAATACGATTTTATAAAAATGCATTGTCCCAGGATAATATTTCATCATTAGCAAATAATCATTTTTTATCGAGTTCAGCATATCAAACAAATGTTATAGGTAATACATTTTATAAATTAGGGCACATGATAGTATCGAGTCCATTGCCCCAATATCATGGAGCTATGTCTGGAAGTTGGAATGTTACTTACAAATCAACACATAAAATTTGTGAAAATAAAGTATTGGTACAGATTCCACAAGGATCATTTAATGTATCACTAAATCCTACAGCAACATATCAACCATCGACGAATCCATCAAATACTACTACTACGGCAACACAGACAGCAAACGGACCTGGCGAATTTATTTTACCAGAATTTACTGCTTCTTTACGACCGTATATTTCTATGATAGGTGTATATGATTCAAGCGCACGGTTATTAGCAGTAGGCAAATTACCCCAAGCAATACAAAAACGAGATGATATAGACATGAATTTTGTTATTAGATGGGATTATTAATTATTTATTTTAAAAAAAGGTTTTAATGGCAAGAAAAGGAAAGAAGAAAAAACCCCTTTCTCAACAAACATTAGCAATACAAAACGGTTATAAAAGTGGTTTCGAATTTAAAACTGCTATATTTCTTAAAGAAAGAAAAATACCATTTGAATATGAAGTACGTAAGATAGCTTATACGGTACCTAAAATTCATAAACATTATACACCAGATTTTTTCTTACCTAATGGAATTATTGTTGAAACAAAAGGACGGTTTACGATGGAAGATCGTAAAAAACATATTCTAATAAAAAACCAACATCCAGATATAGATATAAGATTTGTATTTCAAAATGCAAATGGAAAAATTAGAAAAGGAAGTCCAACTACTTATGCTAAATGGTGTGATCAAAATAATATTAAATGGGCACATGGTACAATTCCAGATTCATGGATGGAAGAATAAATTTGGTTTTCTGCAAAAATTTCTATATATTAATTGTTGATGATCAAACTTGAATTATTAACTTTAATTGAATCTATACTTAATAAAGGAAAGGTTCAAAATAAAGGCAATGTAGCATTTCATTGTCCATTTTGTTCACATCATAAGAAAAAGCTGGAAGTTAATTTGACTTCACAACATTGGCATTGTTGGATATGTAATGCCAAAGGTCGTAAATTAATCACTTTATTTAAAAAGCTTAATGTTGAACGATATAAGATAAATAAATTATTTGAATTAATAAACGAGACAGATTATCAAGTTAATAAAAAGACTGTAGACACACGCATCTTACATTATCCTATAGACGCCAAACCATTATGGAAAATAAACAATACTCCAGATTATCGTAATGCAATATATTATCTTAAAAATAGAAATATTGGAATTTATGATATTTTAAAATATCAAATAAGTTACTGTGAAACTGGAGAATATTCTGGCAAAATTATAATTCCAAGTTTTGATAGTAATGGAGAACTTAATTATTTTGTCGCCCGGGCCTTTTATGAAGATGATGTAATAAAACATAAAAATCCATATGTATCAAAAGATATAATAGGGTTTGAATTATTTATCAATTGGAATTTACCAATTGTTTTAGTAGAAGGAGCTTTTGATGCAATTACAGTAAAACGGAATTGTATTCCTTTGTTTGGTAAAACAATATCAAACAAATTAAAGCAAAAAATTATAGAAAAAAATGTTAAAGAAATATACATATGTTTAGATGAAGATGCAAAAAAACAAGCGTTAGAAACTGCACAATATTTTATGTCAAATGGCATTAATGTATATTTTGTAGATTTAAAGGAAAAAGATCCTAATGAAATAGGATTTCCAAAAATAATAGAACAGATAGAATTAACAGAACAATTATCGCCAAGCTCCTTAATGGAGTATCAAATTTTAGGAATATGATAAAAACAATCAATATTGGAATAGATTCCATTGACCGCATATATCACATAGCTGATATACATATTAGAAATGTTAAAAGACATAAAGAATATGTTCAGGTATTTAACAAATTATATTTATATATTAAATCTACCAAAACACCAAATTCGGTTATTTATGTAGCCGGGGATATAGTTCATACTAAAACAGATATGTCGCCTGAATTAGTAGATTTAGTTCACGAATTTTTCCGGACATTAGCAGACATAGCTCCTACGATTATTATTACTGGAAATCATGATTGTAACTTAAATAATTCATATCGTTTAGATGCATTAACTCCTATTGTAAAGGCCATAGACCACCCAAATATTTTATATCTTAAAGATACTGGCGTATATAAATTAGCTAATGTACATTTTAATGTTTTTTCTGTATTTGACACTCCAAATAATTATATTAGTGCTGATGATTTTAAAGGAGATTATAAGATAGCTTTACATCATGGTGCCGTAAATAACGCAAGTACCGATACAGGAATTACATTAAGAAACACTAGTGTTACGACAAATACCTTTGATGGACATGATTTAGTATTGTTAGGTGATATCCATAAAAAACAATATTTAAATGATGAAAAAACAATAGCTTACCCTGGGTCCCTTATACAACAAAATCATGCAGAAAAATTAAGTCATGGCATGTTAGTCTGGGATTTAAAAACAAAAAATTCAGAATTCATTAAGGTGGAAAATAACTATGGATATTATACATTTGAAATAGATAAAGGGAAAATACTTAATCCTTGTGATGATATTCCATCTAATCCTCGATTAAGGTTAAAGGTAAAAGATACTCCGATTTCAACGATAAAAACGCTTTTAACAGAAATTAAAAAACAATATAAAGTACAAGAAATATCACTTCAAAAGACTAGTGCTTTTAATGAAATTAATAGTACTGGAAATAAATTTAATATTGGTAATGTCCGAGATGTTGAATTTCAAAATAATTTAATTACGGAATATTTAATCGATAAACATGCTTTATCAGATGAGTTATTAGATCGTATACGACAGATTAATAGGACAGTAAAATCAAAAGTTTCAGACACTACCTTGACTAGAAATATTACTTGGGTTCCTAAGCGGTTTGAATTTTCAAATATGTTTTCGTATGGTGAAGATAATGTAATTGATTTTACTAATATGGAAGGAACTTATGGAATATTTGCACCTAACCACTCCGGAAAATCCGCGTTATTAGATGCATTATCATTTTGTATTTTTGACAAAAGTAGTAAGACGACTAAGGCTGTTAATGTACTTAATAATAAAAAATCTACATTTAATTCAGTATTTCAATTTGAGATTAGTGGCAATATCTTTTTTATACACCGGTCTGGTAAAAAGAATAATAGAGGTCATGTCAAAGTAAATGTAGATTTTTGGTCTGTAGATAAATCTGGAAATAAAACATCTTTAAATGGAGATCAACGCGATTCTACAAATAAAAATATAAGACAATATTTAGGTTCTTATGAAGATTTTGTATTAACAGCTTTATCTTTACAAAATAATAACACTGGGTTTATAGATAAATCTCAACGTGAAAGAAAAGATTTATTATCACAATTTTTAGATATAGACATTTTTGAGCAGTTATATCAAATTGCAAATGAAGATATAAAAGAAACGGCAGCGTTAATACGTGATTATAAAAATAAAGATCACTCAACCACATTGGCAGACTCAGAAAAATGGATTTCACAGGTAACCGGATCTTATGAACAAATGGTAAAGGATAAAAAAGAACATGAAGACATGAAATCAAATTTAAATGATATTATTTTTAATTTCATGAAAGATTTAAAACCTGTAGATGATTCCCTTGATGAACCAGAGATTATAGAAAAAGACATAAAAGAATTAAATTTATTATTACGACGATGTAAAATTTCTATTAATGATCTTATTGGTTATTTAACAGTAACTGAAAAGGAATTAAAAGATACTAATAAAAAAATATTAGACGTTAATTTTGATGACTTACAAGAAAGACAAAAACAAAATGAGGACCTAGTTGATAAGGTTAAAGATTTAAAAAATAATAAATTAAAATTAAAAGAACTTAAAATTAGTCATGCAGAAAAATCGGTTGATAAATTAAAAGATCATAAATATGATCCTAACTGTAAATATTGTATTCAAAATTCATTTGTAATTGACGCTGAAGCTGCAAAAAAATTATTACCAACATTACAAGCCGAACGTGTAGAAATACTTAATAAAATAGAAACACTCCG